GCAGAATTCTGTGAGGGGTTGGAGGTATCTCATCACCCAGACTCAGAAAAATCTCGTGAGCAATATAATCAGATGATTGAGGACTCCTACTTGCAATATAACGAAGCAAGATATCACATCTATCATTGTGGACAACTTTTGGGAGCAAACAGGCTTGAAGAAGCAAAGGTTGTCTTAAAGTCTTTATTAAAGATGAAAGATGCCACCAAAACAGATATTGCCTTAGCCTATCGTATTCTAGGTCTACTATCAAAAAGACTAAAACTATGGTATTTTGTAAAATCATTAATGTCTTTTCCTACAAGAGAAACATACACATCTCTTGCTATCCACTATAACAATAAAGAAAAGTGGATTAGGACATATTACTTTGGTAAAAAAGCAGATAGCATAAAAATAAAGACAGTTAGTATATTTAGAGACTGGGCTGTTTGGGGTTATTTACCAGTAAATCTTATGCTCGCTGGAAAGCACAATATGAAACTGTTTAAGTGGTCCAGGTCTTATAAACTAGATAAAAAAGAAGTAAATCCTAGGTCTTTTATTTCTCAAAAGTTTAAACTATTTAATGACTAGCCTATGCTATAATTAGGATATGACTACTACCGTTGGCTCAAACACGTCCTATCAACTAACTATTCCAGAACTTTCTGAAACAGCAGATATTCAGAAAGCAATTAAACTAATTGCATATGGTCAGGATGCTGACCCAACTAATGACGCAGATATTGAACCTAACTCTATTGCTGGATACCTGAAAGCATTGCTTAGTAGTCCAACATTTACTGGAACTGTAGTTTTGCCATCAACAACATCGATTGGAAACGTTTCTTCAACTGAGTTAGGGTATTTGGATGGTGTAACTAGTGCAATTCAAACCCAGTTCACAGGTAAGGCTAGTACTACATCTCCAGCAATCACAACATCGATAACAACAGCATCAACTTCATTTGCTCTAATAAATACAAATGCAACAACTATTAATTTTGCAGGTGCTGCAACAACTCTGAATATTGGAAATACAGCAACTGCTGCTCAAACAGTAAATATGTTCACCGCATCTACAGGTGCATCCACATATAACTTTGCCACAGGTGCAGTTGGTTCTGGAACTACAAAAACACTCAACATTGGAACTGGTGCAGGTACTGCTGGAACAACTAATATAAATATAGGTGGAAATCCATCTGTTTCAACATCTAACGTAAATCTAAATGGAACAACAGCGATAAACGGAAACGTTGCAGTTTCAAATGGAAACATTACTATTTCAACTCAGGGAAAACAACTGGTGCTTGCAAATGGTAACACCTCTACTGCTCCACTTAGATTTGCTGGAACAACGGTAACAAATTATCTCAATGCTACTGCTGGTACTATGGAATGGGATGGAGAAACTTTTATTGCAACACCGAACTCTTCAAGCGGTCAAGCCTTTATTGCAACACCTTATCACTTTGCCCTACAAAGCGATACAAACATAACCACATCTAGCACTACAGCGTTTGGCTCTGCAATAACACTAGGACCTGGGTCATATGAGTTCGAGGTACAAATTCCTTTTCAGTTTACCTACACTGGTTCGGCAACAGCATTGTCTCTTGGCATCAAGGGTTCAGCAGTTTCTGACGGAATTTACTTTCTTCAAGAAATTTTTTCTAATACTGGAGCACTAACAAATCTTCTACTTGCGGCTGACCTGACAAATGAAGTTACTTCTGGTAAGGTTCAAACCAACTGGAGACAACAGGCAGCAGTTCAGTCTCTCAATACAACAAATCTTGTTACAGAAATAGATTCGCTTACCACTGGTAGTAGATATGGTGTTTACAGGGCAAAGGGTTGGGTTAACGTTACGACTCAGGGTACTTTTTATCCAGCAGCATCTTTAACAGGTGGCGGAAGTGCTTCCATTAAAATAGGTGCTTATGCTAAAATCACACCAGTTCCACAATATGCGTCTGGATACTGGGCTTCTCAAACATAAAAACATCTCCATATCTTTATGTAGACATATTTATTCGTTTGTTTTTACTATTCTAACAAATCTTATTTGACTATTCTTGTAATCTGTTAAAGGCTCAATAACTGTGGTGCCATAGTAACGATTAGAGTTCACTATCTTACCCTTGCCAATATAGATACCAGAGTGGTAAAAATTAGTTGAACCACGATAAGCCATAATAACAATGTCTCCTAGTTTTGGAATAGAAACTCTTTTACCAATGTGTGCTTGCTTATTGGCGGAATGCGGAATATCTAGTCCAAACTGCTCATATGTCCACCTAACCATTCCAGAACAGTCCCATCCATACGGACTAGAACCAGAAAAAACATAAGAAGTCTTGTGGACACGTCTCATTAGTTTTTGAACGGTTTCTTTCATTTTACTTGTATTTCTAAGCAACTTAGCGTTATTGATAAGTTGGCTTCTAAGGTCGTAGCCTTTTTCTTTAATTATTTGTTGGGGTACTTTATCTGCCTGAGCGATAGGGGTTGGATAGCCAGACAACATGAAACTTAGTATTCCGACAGTGAGTAATTTTTTGATTTTTGAATTATTCATATTTTCCTCCTTAATGGAAAAACACCTTTTTGAAGGGTGTCGTATATAAATTATACCACGAATTAACCTAAATGTCACTATTGGGTATGCTATAATTATGTTAATACACTTGAAAGGTGAAAAACTATGTCTATTGATTTTAACTCATTACTTACCGTTGAAGAAAGAAAAGCGGTAGTTACACAAAGAATTCAGCAACTTGCTGTAGAAGCATATCAACTTACAATTAACAAGAGAGTAATCGATTCTCAGTCAGAGCCAAATGCTCAGGCTTCTGGAGAAATTGAAAATAATCTAAAGTTCTTGGAACAGATAATCGCAACATATTCCGAAGAACTAAAAACATTGGGAGACTCTAACTAAAAAATGTCAATAATCATCCAGCAAAAAAGAGGTACAGCAGCAGAATGGACTTCTGCAAACCCTGTACTTCTTGCTGGAGAGATTGGCTGGGAGTCAGATACCAATAAGTTTAAAATTGGTAATGGAACAACTGCTTGGACAAGTCTTCCATATGTAAGTACTGCAGGTTCTACAGGAGCAACAGGAGATACAGGACCAACAGGACCAGCAGGTCCAACAGGTCCAACAGGCTCCCAAGGACCAACAGGTTCTACTGGTGCAACTGGTGCTGCAAGTACAGTGACTGGTCCAACTGGAGCAACTGGACTTACAGGAGCCACAGGAGCCACAGGTGCGACTGGTCCCACAGGACCTCAAGGAACGCAAGGTCCAACTGGACCACAAGGAACAGCAGGAACTAATGGAGCAGATGGAGCAACAGGTCCAACAGGTGCACAAGGTTCGATAGGTCCAACTGGACCTCAAGGAGTGCAAGGTCCTACAGGTGCTCAAGGAGCAGTTGGTGCTACAGGTCCTCAAGGAATCCAGGGTAATGATGGAGCAGTGGGACCAACAGGACCTACTGGCTCTACAGGTTTGCAAGGAGCAACAGGTCCAATGGGACCAACTGGAAGTACTGGTGCCACAGGACCGCAGGGTACATCAATTAACTTTTTAGGTTCAGTTGCAACAGTAGAAAACTTGCCATTATCTGGAAATACATCAGGAGACGCATACATTGTCGATGCTGATGGAAATCTTTATGTTTGGAATGGTTCTTCTTGGACAGATGCAGGTCAGATTGTTGGTCCTCAAGGACCTACAGGTGCTACTGGACTTCAGGGTGCTACTGGTCCAACTGGCTCAATCGGTCCAACAGGACCACAAGGAAAACAAGGACCTACAGGAGCAACTGGCGACACTGGACCTACAGGACCTCAAGGAACTGCTGGTACAAATGGAACTAATGGGGCAGATGGTGCTACTGGTCCTACTGGACCAACAGGTGCTGCAAGTACTGTTACAGGTCCTACAGGAAGCCAAGGTCCGACAGGACCTACAGGTGCTACTGGTCCTACAGGACCAAGTGCAAATATTTCTGCTACAAATACTGTTTCCCAAGGTCGTTTAACAGGAGATGTTTCAGTCACTCCAGATGCCGACTTGGTTATTCCATTTGTTGATGACTTTGACCCAAATGATTGGTGGAATGCCACTGATAAAAAATTCTTACCAACAATTGCTGGTTACTATAATCTAACTCTACAAGTTTGGTGGACTGCGGCTGCGGTTACTAATAACCAAGATAACATTCAGATTCGTAAAAATGGTAACACTATTGCGATTAGTCAAACTCAAACTTTAACTGGTTCTGGTTATAGTCAAAATGCAACCAAGTTGGTTTACCTAAATGGGTCTACAGACTATGTTGATTTTACTGTCTATACTGGAAACTCCTCAGCACAAAGTCTACAGTGGGGAGGAAGTTCTAATGGTCAGGGAACATTCTTCTCAGCAGCACTAATGACAACTGGAACTGGTCTTCCAGGAGCCACTGGTCCGACAGGACCTCAAGGCTCTACAGGTCCTCAAGGTTCAACTGGTCCAACAGGTCCAACAGGTGCGGCATCTACTGTTGCTGGTCCGACAGGACCTGCTGGAACTAATGGAACAAACGGTTCTGACGGAGCAACTGGACCAACAGGTCCAGCAGGGACCAATGGAACTAACGGAACTAACGGTACAGATGGGGCTACTGGTCCTACAGGACCACAGGGTCCAACAGGTCCAACAGGTGC